ATTGTTGCTAGACTGGCGGGTGTAGGTACGCGGTTCAGATTTGACCACTGTAGCGACATCGACATGCTTCTCTTTGCGCACTTCAACAGCGGCTGCTGCACGTGCTTCAAGTTCAGCGTGGCGTGTGATCTGCTCATCCAACTCACGCACTTCATCAAGTACCGTCGCAACGGCTGTGTCTTCATCTTTCGTCAAATCGCGTTCCTCAGTGATCGCAATTTGTGTGATCTGCTCAGCATGGGCAAGCGCGGCATCGCGCTTCTCGCTGAGTTGGTCGGTGTATTTCCTCATTTGGTGGACTCCTTGACTCGTTGTTGTTGTTATCCCGCGAGTGAACTTCCCCCAGTGACCTATATGGTCGGCTGGTGTTCGGCTGTCAGTAAATAAACCATAGCAGACCGTGTGCGGCGTGCCGCTGCAATAGGTGGTTAACGTTGGCGTGCGTAGCGTGCAAGCGCCAACTGGTTCGTGCGCAAAAGCAACGACTTGAACGGTACAACGACATCGACAACATCAACAGCCTGTGCGCGACGCAGTTCGGCTACCGTGTCCTCGTAGGCTGGATAGGTCACCACGCTGACATCAAACAACTGCACCTCGCGCAACTCGCGAACACTGCCGTCATTGTTCCAAGAATCTTTGATCGTGCGAAACGCGAACGACATCTGCGACAAGTCGCCGCGTCGCATCGCCGAGATGACACGCTGCGCATCGGGGTTCGACGGATCTAATGCGGCTTCGACACGCAACCCACGATCGTCTTCCTCAAGAACCAACGTGCCTGACCGTGTGCGTGCCAGCGGCACACCTTCATGGTCGATCAACAGCCGTACATCTGCGCCATCATTTAAGGTCTTTGCAAACGCACCGCGTTTGACGTACTCCGTGAACGGCATCGGCTCAGATGGCGAATCGAAGATCGCGGCGTAGCCGACGAAGGTATTGCCGTCGTCGGTGGCGCGCAGTTCAAGATTAGTGTATGCGACACTGCGACGTTCGTCTAGTAAGCCGCTTACCCATTGGACAGGTGCTATATCGGTTGCCATATTGTTCACAGTGTACACGTTTGTCGACGTCGCACGCATTCCAGTATCTGACGACAGACCAACATCGGTGCATCCGTCGATCGCACGCATCCCTGTGTTGACATCTCCGATCGGGTCGATCCCATCGACAAGCGACACCGCGACCATCTGATCGATCGCATCTTGTTTCACCGTATGGCAACCGATCGTCTCGTAATTGCCATCCGCATGTACCTTCACCGCCGCCCAGCCTGCACAGTCGTTCTCTTGATCACTGATCCCATATGGCATCGCAGTCTCCTGTCATTCGGGTGGCGACGTATCTACGCCGAGCGTAGGCAATTTGCTGTCGACACCACCAGTTAGCGATGACATCGGCGCACCAGCGATCCCGATGATGAATTGGTCGCCACCATCATACGGATCGCGGTCATCATCGGCGCGTGCCTCGTTCGGTGTCAATGTGCCATTCATGATCTGGATCTGTTGTGCACGCACACGTGTGATCAGATCGGCACGCAAAAACTCGTCGGCGTTGAACCGCACACGCTGCGTGATCGGCAACATCTCCGAGATCGCATCCTCGACGCGACGCATCCACGCCAACAACGTAAAACGCACGAAGTTGATGCCCATCGACTCGACATTCTGATAGGTCTGCGAATCGCCGCCAGTGCCAGAGATCAGATTCAACGGCACACGGTAAACGCGTGCGATGTCACGGATCACCGACTCACGGTGCTCGATCATCTGCATGTCAGACGCGCTCGTCGTGATCGAACGCCACTTCAACCCGTTGCTCAGCACCGCAGGACGACGCCGTTTGTTGTGTGCTTCTTCCCAAGTTTCGCGCAATACCTGCGCCTGTTCAAGCGTCACAGGTTTGTCCGACTCTAACACCGACGACGGTGTCGCACCTTCACCATAGAACTGCGACAAGAAACGATCCATCGCCAACGCCATCCCGATCGTGTTGCGTTGCGCCTCCAACGGCGACACACCACGACGCTGACCAGCCAACAACAACCAATGGATAGCGCGGATATCGCCATTCTCATAGCGGTCTTTCCCGATCTTGTAATATAATTCGCCAGTCGCAGGATCGTAACCATCAACCACACTGTGCGGATGGATCGCTCGCATCTCTACAGGCAACTCACCAGCGCGACGCGGTGCGTAAATGTAGGCGCAACCGTGCAACGCCAACGTCGCAACCACCTCATGGACGAACTCAAACATCGACTGTGTCGCGTTCGGCTTGATCAACACGCTAGGTGTCGGCATCGACTCAAAACGACCATTGCGTTCCCGTGTCAACTCCAACGGCATAGTCGCCACCGAATCGGCGATCAACGACACGCACGACAACACAGCCGACGACGCGAATGCATTGGTTTCGTTGACCAACTCACCAGAATAGTTAGGGTAATACGGTCGTGCCGTTATCTGATTCGGATCTATCGTGTACGGCAGTGCACGCTTCTCTCTAAACAGGCTCATGCAAACTCACCGATCGCCACCAACGCAACACCAGCGACCATCACACCGATCGGCACAGAGATCAACGCGACACCGACCACGATCAACGCGAAACCGATAACCTCGATAGCCATCGTCAACCGCTCACGCATTCTGTTCAATCCTTCCACACATCTATGATCGACGGCGTATCACCCGATTTAAGGACAAGTGTAGCACGATCCAACGCCATCACTAGTGCAATTGCCGCGTCGATCTTGCGCTTGCTGCGCCCTTTCGACAGCCGCCAACCGTTGTCAGTCATCCGCTGCGCCGCCGACAACACCTGATCCACGAACATCGGCGACCCATCATGTGCGACACGCTGGTTCACGATCAACTCAAACGCATTGCCACACGCAGGGATCATCCGCCCAGCGTTCTGCGGGAACTCCACCATCGGCAACCCGTCATCCGCTAAGATCTCCGCGCTACGCTGGAAATAGGCAGGATCGTAAGCGAACTCGCGCACCTCGTAGGTACGATGCAACCAACGCAAATGTGCCTCGACCGCAGCGACATCCAACGGCGCATCCTGCGGATGCCAAATCTTCGCACGGACAACCAACACACCATCCTGCGGCTGCGCCACCACCACCGCGATCGAGTCATGCTTCAACGCCATGTCAATACCCACATAGATCGGCAGATCGAACGACACCTCACGCGCCGACCTACACGCCTCGAACGCACCAACAGGAAGCCACGACTCCAACGACCTAGTCCACTGGTTCAAACGGTAACGCCTAAACGCGCTCTCACTGGTCTGCTTCGCAGCAGTCTCCATGTCCTCGATATCGATCAAACCGAGCGCTAGGTTCGGATTCGCCCGATACCACTCATCACGGTCATTCAGCGTGCAGTCGGCTGCGGCTTCCCACCAATGAAACCAAAAAGCATCATCGACCACATCACCAGCAGCGACACTCTTGCCATACTGGTACATCTTGCCACACAGTGATTCTAAGTCATAGCCTGCTGTTGTGATCGCAACCGTCAACGGATCGACACGCGCACCCGATCCCAAAGTTAGCGCATCATACAAATCTGCATTCGGCTGCACGTGCAACTCATCTAACACCACCGTCGACGGCGACAGTCCTTGCTGCAACTTCGCATCACTTGACAACACACGGAAGATCGACCCAGTCGCAGGGATCTCGATCACATCGCGGTACACCTTGCAGATCGCCGACAACGCAGAACTGCGCATCACCTGCAGACGCGCCTCACCGAACACGATACGAGCCTGCTGACGGTCACCCGCAGCCGCATACACCTCCGCACCTAAACCACCCTCGACCAACCCATGTAACGCGATCGCCGACCCGATCAACGACTTGCCATCCTTGCGTGGCAAACCAAGCAACCCGCGACGGTGACGACGACGCCCATCCACGCGACGCTCATACAGCGAATGCAATAGATCCTGCTGCCAGTCAGTGAACACCAACGGCTCACCAGCACGCAATCCCTTAGTGACGTGCATGAACGTACGGGCGAAATCGATCACATCCGCACCATCAGGGTTGCCAGTGAACCGCTTGGTCGCCCACGTCGGCGAACCCGCAACAACCACAGCGCTAGACACGGCTACTTCTTGCCGTCTTTAGCGGCACGTGCATCGCTACGTTGGCGGTATGAATCGAGTTCATCCGCAACCCTCACCTCGAACAAACCAAGCCGCGCCCGCTCACTGACAGGGAAACCGAGTAGAACCAACCACGCCGTGATCTGCCCATCGGCATTTTCAAGTTGCTTCACCGCAGGATGCGACACCGTCTGCCCATTCGCAGTCGTGTACCAACGGTTGCGCACGTCTGTGCCAAGCCACGCACGCAACAACTGGCTCGTCTGCAACTTCTCCACAAGCAACTCCATCATCAGCAGATCATGTCCTTTCGACAGGTATCGGCTGCCCGCATTCCACAACTGCACCCACAAACGTGCACCATGCTCATCGCACCATTCAGGTGTCGGCGGGATGTCGCCAGCATAGACAACAACCGCATTCGGTGAATCAGGCATCGGCGCTGGCGGCAATTTCTTGTGATTCGGATTCCCCCGCGCCCGCTGCAACTCGATCGGCTGCGACTTCGCACCGCGACCCGTACCAGTTCTAGCAGTCGGCATGGCGCACCCGTGTGCCTTCCCTTGCGCCACAAAACACAGACCCACCGACATAGCCTGACCACGCCCGCGATGCAAGGGAAAGCCTCGGAAAGGGCAAGGAAACCACATCGGACACGTGTCTAGACGGTAGCCGATCCCCAAGGATATGAAAGAAAGCCTGCACAAGGGTTCTTAGATATGCCCATCGGCAGAAAAGAATACCTCTCATGGTCGGATGCGATGCGTTGCACCGCGACGCGAATTGCAACTGCGATGAGCAGCGACCAACGGCGAATCGGGTTGTGACTGCTGGACATGGTCTGCCGTCC